TGACGCGGAAACCGCGGAGCGTGCCCGGAAGACCGCGGAAGCGGCAACGGCGGCGGCGCCACACGCGGCCACACCGCCGGCCGTGCTCCACCAGACGACCGGCCCGGAGGCGTCGGAAACCGCACCGGCGGCCGCGGCAGACGACGACTTCGGCGAGGGCGACGAAGCGGCCAGCGAACCGGCCACGCTGACCCTCGGCGACATCAACGCCCGGCTCGGAATCACGATGTCGGCCGCGTTCATCGGAAACACGCTGCAAGTGGCGCCCGCAGGGCGAAATCGCCGGGCGTGGCTGTTCACCGATCGCCAGTTCCGGGCCATATGCCAGCGGCTGGCATCGCACGTTCACGCGGTGAGCGCGCGGAGTCGTGTTCGGGAAGTTGCAACGATCGGAGGTGACGCATGACGAAGACGAAGCCCACGACCGGCGGCGACGCCGTCCAGGCCATGACCGACCGCGAGTCGGAGCACTACCGCGAAATCCGCAGCCTGGAGCGGACATGCGATCGGCTGGAAGGCGAATACGAAGCCGCGAAAACGTCGGCGAGCGCCGCCAAAAGCCTCTGGAGCGAGGCCGTGTCGCGGCTGCGGGAGTGCATCCGCCGCGGCCCCGACCCGCAGATGGGTCTGCCGCTTGCCGACGACTACATGGCGGCCGAGATCGCCGCCGCCCTTGGCTCCAACCTGATCCTGACTGCTCGCCAGCGGGAGATCCTCGAGGAAGCCGGGATCGTCACGGTCCAGGACTTCGAGAACGTGCGGGCCGGCAAGCACGCCGACTACCCGGGCGGGCTGTCTGATCTGCCCGGGATCGGACGCGCCACGGCCGACAAGTGGGAAGACGCCGTGCTCGATTGGATCGGCCGGCAAGAGCAGTCGCGGCCGGGGGCCGGAGACGACTGCGACACCGAGTTCGACGACGACGGAGGTGACGAATGATTCGGCGAGCCTTGCGTTGGATCTTCGGGATCGACGCGTTCGAGCGGATGGAGGCCGCACTGCACCAGATGGAAGTCGATCGCGACGCGGCTCGCGATGTCGCGTCAGACCTTCGGCGTGACGTCAAAGTGCTCGAAAAGCAAAACCGACAGCTACGCGCGGCGGTGACGATCCTCCGCGACGTGAATCGCGAGATGGACGAACGTATCGGTCGGTTGGAGGGCGTCGCGTGAAGTCCCCGGAAGCCAGGGAATACGAGCGGCTCGACCGGCATATCCGCACGGCAAACAGCGTCCGCGAGCTGCTGATATGGGACGCGGGGCGGGCAATGGCCGCGCTGCCGGCCACGCACGACAAGGCGCTCACCCAAGCGGTGGCGGCGCGTATGAAGCACCTAACGGGGCGAAAGCCATGAGCGACTATTGGCCAGAGCGGACGGACTTCGGGCCGCTGTTCTCCGAGCCGAAGGCCCGCAAAAGCGATCCGCCCACATCCCACGCGGCCGCGCAATCCCGTGGCCTGCGCGGCCAAAAGCTGCTGGTGTATCAAGCCCTCGCCGACGGCCCTGCCGGACAGACCGAGCTCGGCCAGCGGATCGGAATGGACGCCCACCGCGTCAACAAGCGGCTCGCGGACCTCGAAAGCGAAGGGCTTGCCGCGCCGACGGGCGACGAAGTTCGCAACGCTGGCGGGTGCCTGGAGCGGGTTTGGCGACGGATCGAAAACTCAAAATCGTCGGCGTCGCGGTGACGTGCGGACGTGGCTTGGCAAAGAGACTCAAAGAAAAGGGGCGACCATGGCACAGTCAAAGTGCATTGTGTGTGACGACATTCGAGACATCCCGGCAGAGGCCGTGCCGCTCGTGTCGTTTGGGGGACGAAAGCCAGGAAAGGGCGGATCGTGGGAGTACGAAATGCTCCACCGGCTCTGCAAGGCAGACGAGATCCGCTACTGGAAGTTCACCCGCGGAAAGACCGGCCAGCTGTTCGTTCTGCCGGAGGAAGCACGCAGCGCGCTCGACGAAGCACGGGAGAAACAGGCCCGTATGTCGTGCAGGCCAGAAACGCAAAAGCCGGTCGACCTTCAGTGCGAGTCTGTCCGCGAGTCGCTCGGCGACATCGCCTTCGAGTTGGGCGTGGTCGTGAAGCTGCTGGAGCGTATCGCGACCGCCGCGGAAAGCGTCGCGACGGCGCCGCCGGCCGAGATTACCGAGTTGACTGCGTACCCGCGGTGACAGACGCCGCCCACGCGATAGGCGCGGCCGCCGCTTCGACGCGGCGGGGCGGAATGGAATGGAGGCCACCATGGCAAGAAAGCCTGATACGCGGCACGTTCTGCCGCTGTTTTGCGACGACCTGATAGCGTCCACCGTCGACATGACGCCCGCGTGCTTCGGCGCGTACATGCGGCTCATCTGCTACGCGTGGACGCGCGGCGGACTGCCGAACGACGAGCGGGCATGCGATCGGATCGCCGGCGGAATGGAGCCGGGGGATTGGGAAACCATCCGGCCGCGACTGATCGAGCTGGACGACGGCCGCCTAAGCCACGACCGCCTCGAGCGGGAGCGGGCGGCGGTTGACAGCATGGCCGAGAAGCGGTCCGAAGCCGGCCGGAAGGGGAACGACACCCGATGGGGATCGCAAACGGATCGCAAAGCGATCGCAAACGGATCGCAAAACGATCGCAAAGCCATCGCAAACGAATCGCGTGATTCTTCGGATTCTGCGCCATGGCCTGTCGACCGGGCCGGATGTCGGGAATCCCATTCGGAATCGGGTTCCATCGAAACCCGCAAAACTCCGGCGAAAACCGAGAATCGATCGCAAAGCGATCGCAAACGGATCGCAAACGGATCGCAAAGCGATCGCAAAACGATCGCCCCTACTCCTTCCCTACTCCTACCCAAGCAAGAGGAAAGACAATACGCGCGCGCCGACGGCGAAACGCCGCAGCCGGGGGCCGGGAACGCGGGGCCAGAGCCGGGGGCCGACGGCGACCCCGCGGCGGCCACGAAGCCCGCGGCCCGCCCGCGACGGCCCGGTTGGGTGCATGACGAGTGGGCGCGGATCGTCGAGGTCTGGAACGCGACCGATCGCGCCGTGCCCTGGACGCTCGTGACGCCGCCGAACGGATTCGCCGACCTTGCCGCGTCCCCGGGGTGGGTTGCGCAAGCCCTCGCGGCGGTCGCCATGCTCCCCGAGTGCCGACGGTTCGAGCGGCCAGTGCCGTGGACGCAGTTCGTGCGGGATCTGGACCGAATCATCGCCGGCGAGTTCCGCGATCCGAGGGAGGCCCCGCGGCAGCTGGCCGCAGCCGGGGGCCGCCCGCAACGAAGGGGGAATCTGTGAGCCGGACGTGGGACGAAAACCGCGAGACGATCAACGGGCTCTGGCCGATGGCGCAGTTCACCGCGGAGGAAGCCGACTTGTGGCGCTCCGACCTGGAGCCGCTGAACCAAGACGCGCTGTTCGAGGCGATCCGGCAGGTGAAACGGTCCCGGGACTCCGTCTACCCGCAACTCGCGTGGGTGCATGACGCGTACCGCCAGCTGCGGGCGGCGCAGCGTGTCGCCGAGCGGATGCACGACGAACGCCAGCCGGCCTACTCCGGGCAGCGACTCGTGATCGACGAGGAGGATAGCCGCCGGCTTCGTGCGCAGTTCGAGGCGGACATCGGCGCCGCGGCGACGATCGAAGCCCTCGACCAAATCGCCGCTTCGATCGCGGCTTCGCTCGAGCGGATGGAGGCCGTGGCGGCGGTCGTGCTCTGCGGGAAGGTGCGGGAAGCCCGGCAGCGGCTCGAGCACCCGGAAATCCTCCAGCGGTCGTCGGCATCCATGCGGTCGGCGCCGCGGGACGCGCGCGAGTGGCACGGCGAAGAGCACTCGCGATCGGAGTTCCTCCGAGTGCTGTCCGATTCCGAGCTCGGCCGGGATTGAAGAAGTGCCCCCCCTCGCGACACGATAGAAGCATGGATGCGAGCACGGACGCGAGCATGAACGCCAGAACGGTCATCGGCATCGACCCCGGGCCGCGGGAGTCCGCATTCGTCGCGTGGGATGGCGAGCGCGTGGTGTCGGCTGGCGACATGCCGAATCACCAGTTGGCGGCCTACCTCGAGTCCGCTTCGTCGCCGGTCGCATGCGAGTGGATCGAATCGTTCGGGATGTCGGTCGGCCGCGAAGTGTTCGAAACCGTTTTCGCGATCGGTATGTTTTCCCAGCACGTCTACCCGATGCGGCTGGTGCCGCGGCGTGACGTGAAGCTGCATCTGTGCTCGTCTGTCCGGGCGAAAGACGGAAACATCCGCCAAGCCCTCATCGACCGCTTCGGGGCCGTCGGGACGAAGCGGAACCCGGGGCCGCTGGCCGGAATCAGTCAGCACCGATGGGCGGCCCTCGCCGTTGCGGTGACGGCATTCGACCTAGCGGTCACGGACCACGAAGCCACGTTCCACCGCGATGACGCGGGCGTGGTGGCATGATGGTCGCAGATCACACTGCCGCCGACGTGCTCGCGTTCGTGGCCGCGAGTGCCGCGCGCTACGTCGCGCGATCCGGGGGCGACGCGGAGGAAATCACGCAGCGGATCATGCTGGCCATCGGCGAGCCGGTGAGGCACGGCGAATCCGAGTGGGCCTACACCGTGACGGCGGTGCGGAACGCGGTCGCTTCGATCGCGAGGCACGACCGGCGACTCCGTCGTTTTTCGGCGGTGCCCGTCGTCTCCGCGCACTCCGGGATTGCGCAACGCGACGCGATGTCCGATCAGGAGCGGATCGAGCTGCGAATCGACATCGACGCGTGCCTGGAGCGTGAAGGTGAGCAGGTAAGGCGCCTATGCCGATTGCTCGAGACGATGAGTGTCGCGGAGGCGTCGCGCGTGATGAACGTGCCGCGGCCGACGCTCGCCGGCTGGCTTGCCGGGCTGCGCGACCGGATGGAGGCGAAGGGGCTGGCGCCGGGCCGAAAAGGTACTCCCGGCGGTTGAAAAAAACCCCCACGGCCTACGGAACGGGCTTGGTTTCACTCAAACTTGTCCCACCAAAAAAAAGAATGAACCGCCGGCCCCCCCCTTGACGAATGGTATCCAGTCGGATATCATTACGGTAACACGGGAGAGAAAACGAATCATGTCGACGATCGAAGTGATGGGAATGGCCGAGGAAGGAACTTGCCAGCACTGCGGGACGAACTGCCCTCGCCGGCGGGTTGCTGTCCGCGCCGTCTACGCCGACGGCTCCACGGGCGAAGTCGAGTTTTGGGGTGTCGTCTGCGCCGGCTCGGCCCGGTACGGTCGCCGGACTGCGACGAACGGAAACCGCGTCCGCCAGGAGGCCGAGCACGCGGACCGCGTCGCGGAGCTAGATCGACTCGACCGCGAGCGTCGGTTCGCCTACCGCGTCGCCGGCGAAGTGCCGGTCGAGGGCGGGCCGCGGAACGCCGCGAATCTTCGCTACCGCCGGACCGGCCGGCCGATCGTCGGAAGCTACTTCCTCGCCGACGACGCGGGGCGGATTGTGCGCGTCGACGGGACCGATCCCGCTGACGTGAAGATGTTCGCCGACCGCGGTTTCACGACCCCGGCGTCCTCGCCGGTTCAACCTACCTCGATCCCCGCCTAACCGCCACGGAGCATCCCATGCGATACTACGAAGTCCGAACCGCGAACACGACCTACCATGCCCGCGTCATCCCGGGGCGATACGCCCACGATTGGATGCTCGCGGCCGCGCACGGGGACGGCCCGACCGTGCTGGTCTACGGCGGGCGGTTTGGCGTGATCGAGCCGTCCGAGTTCCCCAAAAAGGGATGCCCCATCTTAGGCAAAAGCAGCGGCCGACGCGTTGCAACGAGTCCGGTGCAGTCAATCCGCCGGATCGGGCGTCGCGCGTTCCTCGAGGCGACGGACGCGTAACCGGAAAAAACATCACCGATGAAAATCGACCCCGCCCACTACGTTCGAGTCGGAACCGCCGCGAAAATCGCCGGAGTGACTCGCGCCTACGTTCGCCGGCTGATCCACGACCAAAAGCTCCAGGCGATCCCACTGGACGGGATCTTTCTGGTGCGTCGACGTGACGCCGAAGCCCTGCAACGCCACCGCGAGGAGCGCGACCATGACTGACCTGCCGACGCGACAGAACCCGCTGCTGTTCGACAAAACCGACCCCGTCGTCGACCCGGACGTGATCCGAAAAGCGCACGTCACGGTGGTGCGGGAGCGGAAACGCGACATCCGCGACATGCGACGCAAGGAAAGCGCCGCCGAAGCCGTATCCGGCCTGCACCTGGACGGCCGCGAGATCTTCGGGCTGACGAAGGGCCAGTTTTCGCTGACCGACATGATCGACGCCGCGCTCGCCATCACCGGGCCGGCCGAGTTGCACGTCTCGACCTGGACCGCAGCCAATACGGACGTGTCGAAAATGCTCGAGATGATCGGATCCGGGAAGCTGACTGCCGCGCGGTGGCTTGTGGACGTGACGTTCGTGCGACGCGCCCCCCAGCTCGCAGCCAGGATCCGCGAAGCGTTCGGCGCCGACGCGATCCGCGTCACCCGGACACACGCCAAGTTTTCCGTGATTCGGAACCAGACGTGGTCGGTCGTGGTGCGCACAAGCATGAATCTGAACCACAACCCGCGGCTCGAAGACTTCACGATCGCCCACGACCCGGAGCTCGCCGCGTTTCTTTTGGAGGCCATGGACGATGTCTGGAAAACGCAAAAGCGAACAATCGCCGACGGAAGCCACACCGCAGCCACCGAATGGTGGCATCGCCACGGCTGAACCGCCGGCCACAATCGCCGTGGTGCAATGGCTGATAAGCGGCGCGAGCGAGCACGATGTCGTCGAAGCATTGCGCGCCAAGTACCCCGGGACGGACGCCCGCAAAACCATGGCGGCCGTGTTCGAATACTTTGCGCACGAAGGAGCGCCAGACGCGGACGCCCTCCGCGGGTTCGTGCTGACCGCATACCGCGAGCTGTACCGCCGCATGCTGGACATCGGCGACTTTGACGGCGCCCGAAAAGTGCTCAAGAATATCACCGAGGTAGGACTGTGACGCTCTTCGGCGCCGGCTCCAGCCGCAAGCAGAAACACGCCGACCGCCACCACAAACGCAAGGCCGCGAGCGCCAGCCGCGACAAGGCGGTGAGCGCTGCCGGTCGCGACATCGGCGAACTGCCCGCCGTTGCCGATCCCGGCCGAAAGGCGGCGTGCCGGCTGAACTTTCGCCTGTTCTGCGAGACCTACTACCGTGACCAGTTCTACCTCGAATGGTCCGACGACCACCTGGAGATCATCGCGGCGCTCGAGGCCGCCGTGCTGCGCGGCGAGTTGCTCGCGTTCGCCATGAGCCGCGGCAGCGGCAAGACCGCGCTAATCGAGGCCGCGGCCGCGTGGGCGCTGTTCTTCGGCCACCAGCAGTTCGTGGTCATCATCGGCGCCACCGAAGAGCACGCCGCGCAGATGCTGGAGAACATCAAAGTGTCGTGCGAGACACGCGAAATCCTCGCGGCGGACTTTCCCGAAGTCTGCTACCCGATCGCCAAGCTCGAGAGAATCAACAATCGCGCCCGCGGCCAGCTGTTCCGCGGCAAGCCCACACACATCCACTGGAACGGCGACGACGTGCAACTCCCGACGATCCCGGGCTCGCCGGCGTCGGGAGGAATCATCCGAGTCCGCGGCATCACCGGCTCCATCCGCGGCATGGCCGTCACGCGGGCGTGCGATGGCCGCAAGGTTCGTCCGTCGCTCGTGCTCGTCGACGATCCGCAGACCGACAAAAGCGCGCGAAGCCCGTCGCAAGTCGCCCAGCTGGAAAAGGTGTTCAAGGGGGCGGTGCTCGGGCTTGCCGGCCCCGACGTGCAAATCGCCGGACTCGTCACCGTGACCGTCGTGGCCCCGGACGACCTAGCGGAGCGACTGCTCGACCGCGAGCGGAACCCGGCTTGCCATGGCCGGCGAATGAAACTGGTCTACGCGTGGCCGACCGAGACCGAACTGTGGGAGCAATACGCCGAGTTGCGGAAGGCCGGCCAGCGAAGCGGCGTCGGAACCGCGGACGCCGACAAGCTGTTCGCCGACAACCTCGCGCGAATGACCGCGGGGTGCCGTGTCGGCTGGCCGGCACGCAAGAAAACCGGCGAGATCCACGCGATCCAATCCGCCTACAACCTCCGCATCGACAAAGGCGAAGCCGTGTTCGCGGCCGAGTTCCAAAACGAGCCGCTGCCGCTCGTCGACCGGGCCGTCGAAGAGCTCACCGCGCCCGAGATCACGGACAAACTCAACCGCTACCCCAGGGGATTCGTCCCGCTGGCGTGCCAATATCTGTCGATGTTCGTCGACTGCCAGAAAGACGTTCTCTACTGGGCCGTGTGCGCGTGGGAAGACACGTTCTCCGGCTACGTCATCGACTACGGCACTTTCCCCGATCAGCGGCGGCCGTACTTCACGGTCCGCGAAGTCACGCGCAAGCTGACCGACGTGTCCAAAGCCAAAAGCGTCGAGGGGGCGCTGCTCGAGGGACTGCACTCGCTGACCGCAAACTTCCTGGGCCGCGAGTGGAAGCGCGAAGATGGCGCCACCATGCGAATCGAGCGCTGCCTTGTGGACGCGAACTACATGAGCGACACCGTCTACCAGTTTTGCCGCGAGTCGTCGCGGGCCGGCGTCGTGATGCCAAGCCACGGCCAGGGCGTCAAGGCGTCCAGCCTTCCGTTCGCCATGTACGCGCGCAAGCCCGGCGACCGCGTCGGGCACTATTGGCGGATCCCAAACACGGCCAAACGTCGCGTCATCCGCCACGTCATGATCGACACGAACTACTGGAAATCGTTCATCCACGCGCGGCTCGCCACGCCGCGGGGCGATGCCGGGTGCCTGAGTCTCTTCGGCGAACACGGCGACCTGCACCGCATGCTGGCGGACCACCTTGTCGCCGAGTACCGCATCAGCAACACCGCCAAAGGCCGAACCGTCGAAGAGTGGAGCCCGCGGCCGGGACGGCCGGATAACCACTGGCTCGACTGTCTGGTCGGCTGCGCCGTCGGCGCGTCGATGCAGGGGGCGACGCTGTCCGGGTCGCAGGGATTCGCGGCCGCACGAAAGCGCAGGGTTTCGTTCGCCGAGATGCAACGCCAACGGAGGGCCGGGGCATGATGACCGAGCAAACTGACGCCGTCGGGATCGCGTGCCCGCGGTGCGGGTGCCAGGATCTGCGGACGACGAAAACCATGCGAGTCCGCGACGGCATGATCCGCCGCTACCGCTCGTGCCGCCACTGCGGCCGGACGATGACGACGCACGAAGTGACGACGCGTCGCGAAGCGGTGCGTCGGCGCGGCTGACCGGCGCCGTTTCCTATATGTAGGAACACTCCAGAAATCCGGCGGCGGTGCGCCGACACTTCGCGCGCAAACGGCGTTTCTTGTTTCCAGAGGAATCATCCTCGGGAGCGCCGCCCGTGCCGGACGACACGATCACCGACGCCATTCGCGAGAACGCCGCCGGCCCCGCAAAGGCGACCGGCGACTCCATCTCCGTCGAACAGCACTCGATCCGCGAGCAGATCGAGGCGGATCGGTACCTCGCCAGCAAGCGGGCCGCGTCCAAGCCTCACCGCGGCCTGCGATTTACCCGCATCGTCCCCCCGGGGGCCGAGTAGATGGGATGGCTCTCCCGCCTGTTTTCGTCGCCGATGGCCGCCCCGCGGACGGTCGCGCGCCATGCCCTGCGCATGATCCGCGGCAGCTATGACGCCGCGCGGACGACCGACGACAACCGAAAGCACTGGGCCAACGTCGACAGCCTGTCGGCAAACGCCGCGCTGTCGCCGTCCGTCCGGCAGACGCTCCGCGAGCGTGCCCGCTACGAAGTCGCGAACAACTGCTACGCCGCGGGACTCGTGCGGACCGTCGCCAACGACCTGATCGGCACGGGTCCGACGCTCCAGATCGTCGCCCCCGAAGGGCACGACGCCAACCCGATCGAACGTTCGTGGTCGCAGTGGGCCAAGGCCGTGAAGCTCGCGCGGAAGCTGCGGTGCATGCGGCAATGCCTGAGCCGCGACGGCGAAGCGTTCGCCGTGATGTTCACCAACCCAAAGATCAACCACCCCGTCAAACTCGACCTCCGGCTCGTCGAGGCCGAGCAGGTGACGACGCCGACGCTGATCCGCGAAAACGCAGTCGATGGGATCGTCTTCGACGAGTACGGAAATCCGATTTTCTACCACATCCTTCGGACCCACCCGGGCGACGTGCTCCACACGATGGAGCACGACGAAGTGCCGGCCGAGTACGTCATTCACTGGTACCGGCTCGAGCGGCCCGGCCAAAAGCGGGGCGTGCCGATCCTCGCGCCCGCACTGCCGCTGTTTTCAAAGCTGCGGCGCTTCACGCTCGCCGTGCTCGGGGCCGCCGAAGCCGCCGCCATGCAGGCCGGGGTGCTCTACACCGACGGCGCACCGCACGACGAAGACGTGGAAGGCGAAGCGTTTGAGTCGGTCGAGTTCGAGCGGAATATGTTCACGACGCTGCCCGGCGGCTACCGCCTGGAGCAGCTCAAGGCCGAGCAGCCGACGACGACGTACTCCGAGTTCAAGGCCGAACTGATCGACGAAGCGGCGCGATGCGAGAACGTGCCAAGCAACATCGCCCGCGGCAACTCGTCGGCCTACAACTACGCCAGCGGCCGGCTGGATAACCAGATGTTCGGCCGTAGCCAGCACGTTGACCACTCCGAAGTCGAAGAGGAAGTCATCGACCGCATTTGGGCCGCCTGGATCGACGAAGCGGCCCGCGAGCCCGGCGTGATCCCGGACGGGTTCCCGCCGATGGCTGAGTGCTCACACGAATGGTTTTGGGACGGCCGCGAGCACGTCGACCCGAACAAGGAAGCCAACGCGCAGGCCACCCGGCTCGCGAACCTCACCACGTCGCTCGCGGAGGAGTGGGCCAACCGCGGCCGCGATTGGGAAAAGGGCATGCGGCAGATCGCTCGCGAGCGACAGCTGCTCGCCGAGCTGGGCCTGTCGCTGCCGGACGCCACGCAGGTGACGACGGCGTCGTCCGCCGCCTCCGCGCTGTCGGACATTGCCGACGGCGACGAATCCGCCGCCGGCCCGGCCGGACTCGCGATCGCCAACCGCAGGCGAGGCCAATGATGCACCGCAAGAGCCGTCGCCGACGCGAACGCATGATCCTCGCCGGGGCCAATCGCCCGTTCGAGCTCTGCGGCTCGGCGGTCGTCAACATCGAGGCCGGCGCCCCCGACGCCACGGCACCGGCCACGGTGCTGATCGAAGCGTACTCCGGCGGGCTGATGAACGTGGACGGAATCGGCCAGATGGTGGCCGACGTGCGCGGCATCGAGGCCGACGGCCGCGTGGTGCTGCTCTCCGGCCACGAGAACACGCTGTCAGCAACGCTCGGCAGCGCGACGGTCCAGGTCGTCGACGGCCGGCGGCTGATGGCCACCGGGACGATCAGCCGCACCAACCCGATCGCCGCCACCGCCATCGAGTTGAGCCGCGACAGCGTGCCGCTCCAGGCGTCGATCGGGGCCGAGCCGATCGAGCCGCCAATCCGCATACGGGGCGGACAGTCAATCGAAGTCAACGGCCGCACGATCACCGCCGGCCCGGGGGGCTTCCTGCTCTACCGGCGCACCCGGCTCCGACACATCGCGATTCTGCCCAACGGGGCGGACGCAAGGACCAGTGTTTCAATCGCGGCCGAGGCCGCACCAAACCAGGAGGGTTTCGACGTGGGATTCAATACTTGGGTCGAGTCGCTCGGAATGGTCGTCGCGGACCTCACCGCCGAGCAGGTGACGCTGCTCCAGAGCGTCTACGACAAGCTGATGGCGGCCGAGAAGGCCGACGACGCCGGCGAAGTCGAGACCCCCGAAACGACCGCGACCGTGGCCGCGTCCGCCGTCGCCACGATCCGGGCGCAGATGGCCGCCGAAACCACCCGCGTCAACGCCATCCGCGCCGTCTGCGGCGATCGGCATGGCGACATCGCCGCCAAGGCCATCGCGGACGGATGGGACTCGACCCGTGCCGAGCTCGAGGTGCTCCGCTCGTCGCGGCCGCGCCTCCCGGCCATCCACGCCAAGGAAAGCGCCGTGAACACGAAGATCATCGAGGCGAGCCTGTGCATGGCCGCCGGCATCAACGTCGAAAAGTCCTACTCCGAGGAGACCCTCGACCGAGCCAACAAGTTCCGCCGGCGCGGCCTCCGGTGGCACGCCGAGCAGATCGCGGCGGCCAGCGGCAAGGCGATCGACGCCGATCCGGGAACGCAGCAGTGGATCCAGGCGGCGTTCTCCACCAGCGAGCTCTCGGGCATCGTCGGCAACGTGGCCAACAAGGCTCTCCAGGACGCGTTCGCCATGGCTCCGTCCGTGGCCGAGCAGATCACGGCGACCCGCAGCCACACCAACTTCCAGGCGAACACCGTCTACTCGCTCGCCCTGAACGGCGAGCTCCAGCTCGTCAGCAGGGACGGCGAGCTCAAGCACCTGCGGATGTCCGAGGAAAGCCGCACCCGTCAAGTGCAAACCCGCGGCGCGGTCCTGAGCATCACGCGGCAGGACCTGATCAACGACGACCTCAACGCGTTCGCGGACAACGCCAAGGCGCTCGGCCGCAAGGCGGTCCACAGCCGCGAGAAGACGCTGTTCGCCGCGCTCAACGCGACGGCCGCGGGTTCGTCGTTCTTCACCACGGCCCGGGGCAACTACTTCGAGGGTGCGGCCACCAACCTCCAGTCGTCCAGCCTCACCACCGCGGTGCAGATGTTCCGCGATCAAGTCGGCCCGGACGGTCTGCCGGTGATGGTCGACCCCACCATCCTGCTCGTGCCGACGGCCCTCGAGCAGACGGCGAAGGAACTCATGAACAGCCAGTACGTCGTCGGGCCGACCACGGCCAAGACGCCGTCGGCGAACGTGTGGCAGGGTTCGTTCCAGCCGCTCGTGTCGCCGTGGCTGTCCAACTCCACGCTGACCGGCAACTCGTCGACCGCGTGGTACCTGCTCGGGAACCCCGCCGACCTCGCGGCCCTGGAGATCGCCTACCTCAACGGCCTCCAGACGCCGACGGTCGAGTTCTTCGGCATGGACACCAACCCCGAAGTGCTCGGCGTGTCGTGGCGGGTGTTCTGGGACTTCGGCGTCGCGCTCGCCGAGTACCGCGCCGGCGTGAAGAGCAAGGGCGCGGCCTGAGCCGCCCCGTCGCTCGCCTGATCGAGACCACAACCACAACCACCCCAAGAAAGAAGGACCGAAGACATGGCGACTGCGGACTACATCCACTCCGGCGACGTGATCGACTTCACGCCGGGCAGCGACACGGCGGCCGGCGCCGTCGTCGTCCAGGGCACCCAGATCGGCGTGACCAAGGTGGCCGTGCCGGCCAACACCCAGGGCACGCTCCACGTCCAAGGCGTGTTCGACATCGCCTGCGCGACGGGAACCACGTTTTCGGCCGGTGCGCTCCTCTACTGGAACGCCGGGTCGCAGCTGGTGACGACGACCAACACGGACGTTCTGATCGGCCGGGCGGCGGTCGCGAAGACTGCCGGCCAGCTCAAGGCCCGGGTTCGAATCAACTGCGCCTGATCGGCCGTCCGGCCTAACTGAAAACCGACGGGGCGCCGCGCAAGCCCAAGCACGGCGCGGCGCCCCGTCTCTCGGTTCGCTCAACGCCGCGTGAGGGATGGCCGTGTCCTCGACCAGTTGCACCGCCGATTCGGTCGCGTTCGAGCGGCTGGCCGCCACGCTGCCGCTCGCGTTCACCGTGGGCGACGACTTCCCGTTTCGGCTGCTCATCAACCGGGATCTGACCGGCTACACGCTGGCCGCCACGATCGTCAACGCGTCCACCGGGGCCACGGCGGCGACGTTCGCCATCACGACGACGCTCACCACGGTGGCGGGCGTCACGAACACGCGCGTCAACCTTTCGCTGACCGACACGCAGACGGCGGCGCTCGTGCCGCCGACCCAGTACCGATGGAGTTTCCGGTGGACGACCCCCACCGGCGACACCCGCACCATTCTCTCCGGCCGCGTCCGCGCGGTGAGGCGGTGATGCCATGAGCGACACGATCACGGTCGACGGCGGCGAAACGATCATCGTGGCGCCGGACGCGTGCGCCACCGCTGACTGCGAAGTGCTCGTCAGCATCGTCACGGGCCAGGACGGTGCCGTCGGGCCAGCCGGACCGCAGGGGCCAGCGGGTGCAGCTGGGCAAGCCGGCCCCGCCGGGGCCGCCGGGCCAGCCGGGCCAGCGGGTGCGGCCGGCGCCGCCGGCCCGCAGGGACCGGCCGGGCCAGCCGGCACGACAACCTGGAACGGCATCACCGACAAGCCGGAACTATCCCCGGCCGATCACAATCACGGCAGCATCACGAGCGACGGTCGGATCGGCGACAACACGACATCCGGGCGATTCGTCGTCACGACAGACCTGGGAGACCTAGTCACGGCCGGCGCTTCGACGGGTCGGATTCTGCTCGGCCTGGGCGGCGCGGCGGTGCTGAACGTCGGCACCGCGGCCGGCACAGTCTGCGCCGGCAACGACGCGCGGCTCTCCGACGCGCGGACGCCGACCGACGGCAGCGCGACGACCGCGAAGATCGTCGATGCAAACGTCACCTACGCGAAGATTCAGAATGTCTCCGCCACCGACCGGCTTCTCGGCCGCTCAACCGCAGGGGCCGGCGTGGTCGAGGAGATCACCTGCTCGGCGTTCGGTCGGTCGCTGATCGACGACGCCGACGCGGCTGCGGCCAGAACGACGCTCGGCCTCGCGACCGTCGCAAGCAGCGCATCGGCGAGCGACCTGTCGGCGGGGACGCTGCCGTCGGCGCGATTTCCGAACACGGTCACGATCCCGGGCACCTCGCAAAGTGCTTTTCTGGAGTTGGTCGGCTCGCAGAACAGTGCCGCGACTGGTGTCAATCGACGCCCCACGCTCCGGCTGCGGAACGCCGCCGCAACCTCGCCCGGCAACGCGCTCGACTTTGGAGTGGGCACCGTTGGCGCATACGACGGCTACGGCATCATGGCGATGAACGACCAGTTCGTTTTCGTCGTCAACCCTAGCCCGCTTCGGATTGAAATGCTAGGCGGCCTTGGGTTCAACAACAACGCGCAAATCATCGGCGTATCCAACGGGAACGCATTTCTGAACATGAACAACGGCGCCGGCGTGCTCCAGTTGTCATGCGTCACCGCGATGTCTTTTCAAGTCACATCGGTAGAGGTGGGCCGCTGGGATGCAAACTCCGCATGGAACGTCGGCACGGGCCACGCCACGGCGTCGGGATGCACCGGGGCAATCGTAAGCGGCACGCAGGCCAGAGCAAGGGTCGCGAACCAAGTATCAACCGCCGGCGGGCAGTTCGCGGCGGCTGGCGACGCCCAAGCCAGCCGCTATCACGTACGAAGCACCACGACGAACGACACGGCGACCACGCTATTCCGTGACGGCGCCACCGGCACCCAGCGCATCGTAATCCCCGCGCAGTCAACGTGGTCGTTCCAGATTCGGCTCGCGGCCTACAACTCGACCGATGGGGTCGGGGCGGCATGGACGATCAACGGCGGCATTCGCCGCAACAACGCCGGAAACACGGTCCTACTGGGCACGGCCGTATCCAACTCGTTCGCCGATTCGGACATGGCCTCGGCCACCGTCACCGTCACCGCCGACGACACGAACGAGGCCCTCCAGATCACCGTGACCGGCCTCGCGGCGAAGACGATTCGATGGCACGCCGTCGTTGATACCTCCGAAGTTTCAGCAGGAACCCCGTCATGAGCCTCGACCTCCCCGAGTTGATCGCCGCCGAGCCGACCACGCGGCCCGCCGTCACGTTCGACCGCTACTGGCTCCAGACGCTCGTGATGCGTGCCCCGGCCCCTGGCCAAGACGCGGACGCGACCGTGATGCTCGCGCCCTATTCGTCCGCGGACGGATCGCTCGCCGGCGAGACCGTAACTATCACGGTATCGGACCTGTTCGCGCGGGCCGCCGCGGACCAGCAGCTGGCCACGGCAATGGCAACGCTGCTCGCGGCCGTGCAGCGGATCGCCGCGGCCGACGGACTCGTCGTCGCCGACGGCGTCGCGCCGCCGTGGGTTCCGGCCGACCCGCTACGCGTGCCCGACGCCATCTCCCCGCGTCAAGCCCGGCTCTGGCTCGTGCGCAGCGGCGTATCGCTTGCGTCCATCGACGCCACCATCGCCTCAATCACCGACGCCGTGACGCGCGAGTCCGTCCGCGTGGAGTGGGAATATGGCCTCGAGGTGCAGCGGTCAAGTCCGTGGCTCTCGGCCCTCGGTGCGGCCCTCGGCCTGGACGACGACGCGCTCGATCAGGCGTTCCGGGAGGCGGCGACGCTCTGACCATGCCGACCGACATCTTTCGCGCCGCGTCGCGGTTCCTCGAGGCCAAGCGGCACGCCGTCGCCACCAGCGAAGTCGTCTACCGGCGCGACGACCGCGCCGTGTCGCTCCAGGCGACGATCGGCCGCACCGAGTACCAGCAAGACGACGGCTACGGGATCGTGACGCGGGCCGAGTCCCGCGACTTCCTGATCCGGGCTCTCGACCTCGCGATCGACGGCGTCGTCACCCTGCCCGAGCCGGGCGACCGGATCGAGGAGCGCCAATGCGGCAGCACGTTCGTCTATGAGGTGCTACCGATCGGCGGGCAGCAAGCGCACTACCGATACTCCGACCCATTCCGGCAAACGCTGCGCATCCACACCAAGCTCATCGGCGAAGAGGAGCAGCGATGCCCGCAGTGATCGTCGAGCTCGCCGACGCCGTCGTCGCCGCCATCGCCGGGCAGGTGTTTTCCATGCCGCTGACGGCGTCGAGGAAGTACGTCCCGCACTTCGACCTCAAAGAGCTCGACGGCGTGCAGGTGACAGTCATGCCGCGATCGGTCGCGCTGACCAACGCCACGCGAAGCCGCGCCGCGCACGAAGTGCTCGTCGACGTGGCCGTGCAGCGAAAAGTGCCCTACGGCACCCCCGCCGACGTGGATCCGCTGATGCAGCTGGTCGAGGAAATCGCCGACCATCTGACGCGATTGGGCATGCCGACCGTGCCCGCGTCGTGGGTGCGAATGGCCAACGAACCGATCTACGCCGCCGAGCACATGCGGGAAAAGCGGCTTTTCACGAGCGTTCTGACGTTCACCTACCTAGTGCATCGATAACCCGGAGGAATCCATGTCGCCCGTCATGTCGCTATGGGAACAGATTCGGCTGCTCAACGAGTGGGCGCCGCTGCTCGGATACGGCCAGCGGTATCTGTCCGAAGTCGACCCGCACCGCCGGGTACTGGTCGTCGTCGACGCCCTGGAATGGCTCGCGTCGAAGACCGCGACCAAGCTCGACGACGAGCTCGTGTCGCACGTCACCGCGATGGCCAACACGCCCGAGGGCGAGGGCTTCGTGCGGTTCCTCGTCGCCCAGGCCGACACCGTGGTCTCCGCGGAGGGCCGGGCATGACCCAAAATCTGCTGCAAGTGCTCGTCGGAATCGGACTCGTCGGATACGCCATCGCGCTGCTCGCCCAGCGGGCCAAGGCCTTCCGTCTGCCGTGGGGCAAGGCGGCCGAGCGGGCGCCGGTCGATGACCTGCGACTCGTGATCGACCTTGCCGCACGGCTGCGCGACGCCGGCAAGACCGACGCCGTGGCGGTCTGCCAAAAGCTACTCGACGAGCTGCTCAAGCCGGGGGTGCCCACGCCGTGAAGCCGTTCGTGCTACTCGCCGCCGGTCTGGTGCTGCTCTTCGGCGTGCCGACGCTGCCGGAAGCCGTGCTGTCGTGGAGGCCGTGGCCGACCGTGTCGCCGGCCCCGGCCACGGCGTCGACGGCCGCCGTGTACGTCTGGGAAAAGGATGACCACGGTGTGCCGCCTCACGTCACGCGGGCGGTGGACCGACTCAACCGCGAGCGACGGGTCGTCGCCACGATTTTCGAGGCCGACGCGACCGACGGGACCGGGGACGTGCCCGAGCAGTACCGCACCGCGCTCCACGCCGCCCGCAAGGCCGGCCTGCCGGCCCTCGTCGCCATGGCCGGCCAAACGGTGCTCCGCGTGACGCCGGCCCCCGCCAGCGAAGACGCCGTCATGGAGGCCGTGCCGTGAACGCGTTCGACGACATCGACCCGCGCCTGATCGACGTGTTCCCAAACGAACACGACGGCTACCCCGACCACCTGGCGGCCGAGGACACGACCGACGCTCTCCGCGATGCCTGCGGCGACGCGGCCCGCGAGTTCCCGGACGCCCTCTGGATCGAGCCGCGCGAGTGGGCCGACCGGGCACGCGCAAACGACGCGGCAAACGCGTGGGGTCTCAACTACATCGACCGCTTCACGAACCAGACGCCGACCCACGAATGCACCTGCCACAGTCTCCGCGCCAACGCGGAGGCGGCCCGCAACCGGACGCGGGGCGTCAGCTACCCAGACGGGCCGCGCAAGGATGCACGCTACCCCGAGTCGGCCCTCTACGGATCGGTTTGGCTGTCGCCGCTCTCCGTCTACGCGCAGGCCAATCCCGACAAGTGGGGCGGCGCCAACGTCCGCCGCGTGCTCGAAATCGCCGCCCGCCGCGGCATGCTGCCGGAGACGATCCAGCCACGCGACTACGGCTTCCGGCATGCAATCGCCGGCACGACCGGGCGCGGCGGCATGAATCAAGCCAGCGGCCGCTGGCTGCGGGTGTCACAGTTCCCGGACGGCTGGAACGAAACGGCAGCCCACTTCCGCCCGCTCGAGGTGATCTTCCCGGAGAGCTACGAACAAGCCGTGTGCTGCGTGCTCCACGGACTCGTCGTCAGCGTCGGCCGCAACGGCCACGCGGTGCCGTGGGCGCGGTGGAACGCCGCCAAAAAGCTAATGGCCTACCCCGACTCCTACGACATCGTCCGCTACGACTCCGAGCGGACCGCCCGATCGGCATGGCGTGGATCGTTCGCCATCGTGTCGATGACCACGCCCGACGATTGGATGCACCCCGCCGGAGGCAACCCATGAGATTCGCCACCCTGCTCGCGATGCTGTTCGCCGCCACCGCCGCGGCGGCCCCGTGCTCCAACTGCGACGGCCACCGCGTCGTCGGCCCCGGCCCGGTGCTCTACGCATGCCCGATCTGCGAAGGGACCGGCACCACGCCCGACATGCCGCCGGCCCCCGGCCTCGCCGCCGCGGCCCCCGAGCCGGACCCCGAGCCGGCGATGATGCGGGCGCTGCCCATCCAGGCCGAGCCGGCGCCGCCGGTCCGCGGCCGCCCGCGGCCGGTCGTCGCCCGAATCGAGTCCGCGACCGGGCCGAGCCTGAGCTGCGGATCCGGGGTGCTGGTGGCGGCCAGCGGCACGCAGGCCATCGTACTCACGAACTGGCACGTCGTCCGCGGCAGCCGCGACGACGTTCGCGTCTACTGGCCGGACGGCTCCAAAAGCCCGGCCCGGGTCGTCGCGTCCGACGACGCATGGGATCTGGCGGCGCTCGTCGTCGCCCGACCGTCGGCCACGCCCGTGACCATCGCCGCAACGGCCCCCCGGATCGGCGAGCCGCTGACCATCGCCGGCTATGGACCGCCCCCCTACCGCTACCGAGAGCAGCGCGGACACGTCACCCAGTACGCGTCGCCCACGAACCAGCACCCCGAGCAGTTCGTCGAGCTCCAGGCCACGGCGCGGCAAGGCGACTCCGGCGGCCCGATCTTCGACGCCCGGGGCGAGCTCGCCGGCGTGCTGTTCGGCACCCGGAGCGGCCACACCATCGGCCCGTGCTCCACGCGGCTGCGGGCATTCCTCGCCGGCGTCCACTGGCCCGACACCTGCCCGGATGGGAGGTGCGCGAAGCGATGACGCCTATCGACGAACTCAACGCCGCCCGCGACTACGCCTGGGCCGCCCTCGCCAAGACGCCGGTGCGCCGGGCGGTGCTCGGCCGGCTGGCGTGCGACTCCATCGTCCGCGTCGCGCTCGCCGAAATGCCGGACGACGAGCAGATGGCGGCGTGCCGGCTCGAGACGGAGCCGCACCGCCAACTCGTCGCCCGGACGGCCAAGCGGGTGCGAGATCGCTACGAACAGCAATGCGGATTCGCCTTCACGACATTCCTACTGTCGTGGGCCATCTCCGCAATCGTGCAGGCGCTCGTAATCCGGTGGTGGAATAAACGGCGGGAGGCGGACAAGTGACGCAGCAGCAACGCGAAATATGGGAGGCCGCGAGCAAGTTCGGGGTGCCGTTCGTGGTGCTCGCGGTGCTGCTCTGGATGCTCCGCGAAGCGTCGCAGGCCATCCACGCCACGGTGCTGGTGCCGGTCGTCGAAAGCCACGTCGAGTTCCTCGACGGCATGGCCAGCACGCTCGAGGTAATCGCCGAAAGCCAGGACCGGCAGGCCGAAGCGATGCAAGAGCTGGCCGAGGGCCAGCGGGAAATCATCAACCGAATGGGCACCGCCGAAGGCCGACTGTGATCGTCACCGTCAACAACAACACGAAGCGCGTTCGCGACGCGGCCCGGCGGGCGACGTTCAAGAATCTCGGCCACGCCGGGGCCGGGCTGCGGCTGGCCGCGCAGCGGCTGATCCGCACACGGAAGGCGTCAAGCGATCCCGGGAAGCCGCCGCACACGCGGCAAGGGGCGCTCAAGCGGTCGATCCTCTACGCCGTCGAGGGCGACCATACCGTCGTCATCGGCCCGGCGGCCAGCATGATATCGGACGTGGCACGCGCTCACGAGCATGGCGGGCAGCAGCGGCCCCGCAGCCTCCGCGGCAAGACTCGCGAGCAGCTGCTCGCCGCCGGCACCAACTGGCGGCTCCACGTCGGCGGCCACGGCCCCATCGACGACCTCGGCGAAACCGCCTACATCAAGTTCACGAGCGAAGCGCAAGTCGAAAAAAGCCGTCGCTGGATCGAGACCGCACCGGACGACGCGTTCGGCAACACCGCCAAAATGCGGACGCAAGCCGAGAAACGCCGCATCCGCGCCGCCCTCGCCGGCGGCATCGCCGCCACCTACCCCAAACGTCCTTTCATGGGGCCGGCCCTCATGAACAACGTCGACAGACTGCCCGCCATCTGGGCGAACAGCGTCCGCTGACCCCTTTTTTTCACGGAGGATCGCATGACTCGGATCGGTCTCGAATGCAAGCTCTACCGGAACACGGGCAACTACGCCGTGCCGGTGTGGAACGAAATAGTGAACGCCAAGGATGTCACGGTCCCGATGACCAAGGGCGAAGCCGACACCTCGCGCCGCGGAACGGCCTGGAAGACCCGCAAGGGCACGCTGAAAGACGCGTCGATCGACTTCAAGCTGGTGCAGCTCGACGGCGACGACGACTTCACCGCGCTGCTGTCGTCCTACGTGAACAATACGCCGATCGAGCTGCTCGCGCTCAACGGCCCGATCGGTACCGCCGGCGTCCAAGGTCTGCGGGCCACTTGCGAAGTGTTCCAGTTCCAGGACAACCAAGCCCTCGAGTCCGCCGTCGAATACGACGTGAGCTGCAAGCCCACGCCCGCGACGACGGGCACCCCGCCGGTGCCGGTCGTGCCGACATGGTTCGTCGTGGCGGGAACCTGATCCATGAGCACGGAAAACACGAAGCCAACGGCTTTCACGTTCTCCGACGCTGCCGGACGCGCGTGGACGGTGTCGATCACGGTCGGCACCGTCACGCGGGTCCGGGAAATGCTCGGCGTGGATCTGATGCAGGCGATCGAGGGCGACCTCGTGCCCAAGCTGATGCACGACCCGGTCATGCTGTGCAACGTGCTGTACTGCGCGTGCAAGCCGGAGGCGGACGCCCGCGGCCTGTCCGACGTGCAGTTCGGCGAGAGCATGGGGGGCGACTCGCTGGCCGCCGGAGAGGAGGCGCTGCTCGAGGCCATCCGTTTTTTTTCCCATCCGTCCCGTCGCGACCTGTTCTGGGCGATGGTGGCGAAGACGCGGGAACTGCGGACGCGGGCGGCGGCGATGGGGAGGAAGCGGCTGGACGATCCGCGGCTCGATCGCTACCTGACGGAGCAACTCAACGCGATGGCGACGATCGAGGGGCTCGTCGTCCCCGAGTCACCGCCGACGAAGCCTGGAGACTCGTCTGGCAACTTGCCGGAATCGTCGGTGTCGACCCCCGCGGCCTAACGCTGCGGCAGCTGGTGTGGATGGCCGAAGCTCGCAGAAAGGATGAGTGGAATAGGACGGCGCGGGTGTGCAGCACGTTGGCAAACTGCCACCGCGATGCCAAAAAGCGACCCGCGCCATTCACCGATGAGGACTTCAATCCGTTCGCCGTTCCGGCTTCCAGAAAGCCGGTCCGCAAGGCTCCAATCACGGCCCTGCGGGTGATCTTCGTGGACCCAGCATCGAAGGTGGAAATATGGCATCCTCTTCCGACATCCGAGCCGGCGCAGCGTATATCGAGCTGACGCTCCGCGACCTCGCGACCAGGGGGCTCGACGAAGCGGCCAAGCGGCTCCAGCACTTCGGCGACAGCATGGCCTGGACGGGGGCCAAGATCGCGGCGCTCGGTGCATCCATCACCGCGCCGCTCGTCGCCATGGCGCACACGGCGGTGGATGCCATGGCCGCCATAGGCGACCAGATGGGCGGCGAAGATGCCAAGGCCGCGCGGGGCTATCTGGCCGCCATCCGCATGCTGACGACCCAGCTCGGATTGTTCCGAAACGCCGTCGCCGGGGCGGTGCTGCCGGCTCTGACGGAACAAGCCGTCATCCTCGGCCGGCTGGCCGCGGGGGCGGTCGCGTGGGCGCGGGCCAACCGCGAACTGATCGCCACGATTTTCGGAGTGGGCTTCGCGATCGTCACCGCCGGGGCCGCCATCGCGTTTCTCGGGGTCGTGATCGCTCGCGTCGGCAGCGTGCTCGCCATCATGTCCACCGCCGTCACCATCGCGGCCTCCGCGGTCTCGGTGCTCGGAACCGTGCTCGCGGCCATGATGACGCCAATCGGCGCCGTCATCGCCGGGGTGCTCGCGCTCGGCGCCTACCTGCTCTACGCGTCCGGGCTCGGCGAAGCGGCCCTCGCGTGGCTCGGCGAAAAGTTCGTGGAGCTCAAAGACGAAGCGATCGCGTCGTGGGGGGCAATCGCCGACGCCCTCGCCACCGGCGACTTCGCGCTCGCCGGAAAGATCGTTTGGCTCACGCTGAAACAAGAATGGACGAAGGGCGTGAACTGGATGAACGGCATCTGGCTCGGCGCCAAAAAGACGTTCCTCGACGTGTGGATGGCGGGCTTTTTCCAAATGCAGCGCTACTGGACCGATGCGCTGGCCTACATGGAAACCAACTTCCCCGACACCGTGAAGACGATGCGGCAGACCTGGGCGACGTTCAATAACTACATGACGCACGCGTGGAACACGTCCATCGGATTCATTCGCAAAGCGTGGGTCAACCTAAAAGCGCTGTTCGACGCAGACATCGACGTCAACGCGGAAGTGAACCGGATCAACGAAGAGCAGAACGCCGCCAACGCCCAGGCCGACGCGAAGCTCGAGGAAGACAAGCGAATCGCCGAAGAGCGTTCCAAAATGCGGCCCGAAGAGATCGAGCGTGAGCGCCGCCGCGAGCAAGCCAAGATCGACAACCGGCAAGCCGCCGACGCCGACGACCGCCAGCAGCAGTTCGACGCCGACATGGCCGCACTCGACGACGAGCTCGCCGCCGCCCGCGCGGATCTCAACGCCGCCCGGAACAAGGCAAAAGACCAGAGGCAAGCCGCCGACAAGCAACGCCCGCAGTTCGAGGGGATCGGCGGCGGGCTCGGCATGGAAATGCGGCGGCTGGAAGGCCGCGGCACGTTCAACGCCATGGCGGTGCGAGGGCTCGGGGCCAACTCGCTGGCCGAGCGGGCCGCGCGGGCCGGCGAGCAGACCGCGGAAAACACCCGGCGACTACTCGAAGCCTGGAATCGCGGCGTCCTGCCGGCCTTCAACTGAGGAAACCATGCCCGGAACGATTATCGAACACTTCGAGAGCGGCAAGGCCGTTTCCGGCCAAGAAGCGACGCGCGAGCTCCGCTACATCGTCACCGACGAGTCCAGCGAAACCGCGGTCGTGACGCTTGCGGCCAGCACGGCCCCCGTGTCGCTCGCCGGGTTCGGCACGGGACGAATCCTGCGACGGAAAACCATTTCCGTCACGCCCCTAGGCGGCAACGTGTGGGATGTCGTCGTGCCATACGAGGGCGTCGACGCCGACGAAGACGAGAGCCAGCGATCGTTCGAGACCGCCGGCGGCACGTTCCACATGACGCAGTCCCTCGCGACCGTCGGCGTGTACCCGGAGGTCGAGGTGCCCTTCGCGCCCCCGCCCGACTTCAAAGGCGCCATCGGCGTCAACGGCGACAACGTCGACGGCGTCGACGTGACGATCCCACTGTTCAACTTCACCGAGACGAAAAGGGTGCCAGCCGCCGCGATGACCCGCGCGTACCAGTTCACCCTGTGCAACCTCACCGGCTGCGTCAACAGCGACGCGTTCAAGGGGTTCGCCGCCGGCGAAGTGCTGTTTCTCGGAGCAAGCGGCTCGCAAAAGGGCGTCGACGAGTGGGAAGTCGCGTTCAAGTTCGCCGCGTCGCCCAACGCCACCGACCTGCCCGTAGGCGACTTCACGGTCGACGCCAAAAAGGGATGGGAATACCTCTGGGTGCGCTACGAAGACGCCGCCGACGATGACGCCAAGGCGCTCGTCAAGCGGCCGGTGGCCGCCTACGTCGAGCAGGTCTACCGGATCGCCGACTTCGCAGACCTGGAGATCGGCGAAGCATGAGCGGCGACTCCTACCGCCGGGTGCAATCGGGCCAGCCGCTGCGGATCGCGGCCGATGCCTGGAACGAAATGCTCCAGGTGGCCCGCGACCATCGGGCCTCCAATGCCCTCGCCGCTGGCGGAATCGCCGGCGCCGTCCGCGACGCGGACATCGTGCTCGTGAAGAACGAAGCCGGAACAGACGTGCCGCGGTTCGGCGTGCTCGGGATCGCCGGCGTGATATTCACGGCCGCGGAAAGCCTGTCGGAGTTTCAGGCGCGAATCGCGTTCCGCGGCGTGGAGCCGGCCCTGCCGGATCACCGCGGGAGGTTCGTGGTCTGCCTCGAGCCGATCGCGGACGGGAAGATCGGCCGCGCGTGGGTTTCGGGGGTGTGCGCCGTCAAGGTGCAGGGGGCGAACGTGTCCGCGCTGCAATACTGCGACCCGATCGACGGATCGTTCGATACCCTGCAAGCCGCCGACCACGGATCCGCAAGAATCCTGCACCGCGACCCCACCGGCGAAGGAATCGGCGGCCAGATCCGGTGGTGCGTCGTGCGGCTCGGCGACGGGCTCCACGCCACGCATCATCTCTGCAAAACGCCCGCCGGCGGGATGAACAAAGGCACCGTGGCCAACCTGGACGTGTGGCAAAACCCCTACGGCGCGACTTCCCCGGCGTCGTCCGGCACGCAGTTGCCCAACGTCATCAACGCATACGCCGACCTGCTCGGGAACAAGTTCGTCAGCGTCGCGCTCCACGGAAATGGCCGGTGGTACGTCGTCGCCGCGGAGTGCCAATAATGTTCCTGCTTCCGGGGTGCGCATGCTGCGGGCCGTGCCGAGCGTGTCAGGCATGGTGCGCCTACGAAATCGGAGTGCCCGACAAGCCGGAAACCGCAACCGACGTGTCTTGGTTCATCCCTCGAAACGGCTACGGCCCGCGCGCTCTGCTCCGCGGGCCGGCCGGATGCAACGAGCTCACGGGCGGATCCTACATCGCCGACTCCGGCGTCACGCCGCCCACGGGGTACACGCCAAACCTGCTGCTGATCTACGGGCCATCCAACGGCGTCCAGCTATCCGGCGAAGCCGCGAGCGTGTCCGACAGCGTGACCAACTATCCGCTCGGCGGGGCGGACGACTTCATCTGGAATATGCCCGGCTGGACGGGCTACTTTCTCGACGAAAACGACGAAGTGACGCAGGGGGGCGTCAACGTCATCCGAACGCATACGCTCCGCGCGTGGTGGCGGATCATCTGCACGAACGACGAAACGCTCGGGGCGCGTGTCGTGGTGCTCGCGGAACTTGAGCGGACCGATCGACTGCTAGCCGTGCCATTCCTGGAGAACGTCGACAACCCCAACCCGCCCGTGCGATTCCTGTTCGACGGCGAGCACGAAGACGAGGAGCCTGTTTTGCTGCGCCGCCGGCGGCGGCAAATCACCGCCGTCATTGCCAGCGAGTGCGGCCCGACGGACGACGCCACCGCCGCGTGCTCCGGGTCCGCGGCCAAAGTCATCCAGTGGCGGCCGACCGAGCTCGCCGTGACGATTCGCGACAACGGGATCCTCGTCAACGACGAATCGATCGACTGGCAGACCGACGAGCTGCTCGAAAATACCGCCGGCTGGCGCGAATACACGCCGACTACAGGGCCGATCACGCGGGCGCCGGCCAGCGGCGAGCCGTACTTCGCGAGCTTGCCGTTCACGCCGATAACCTGGAAAGCCGCGTTCATCTACCTGCCGCCGGGGGACGTGTGGGTCGAAACCGCCTACCAGCTGTGCGGCCTGTCCGTGCTGGCCACCGAAGACGTGATCGACGTGCCCAACGGCACGCCGCTACCGCTCGGAGACGAGCAAGCGGCCTACGTCCACGGCTACGCCACGGCGGCCACAGCCAGCCAGCCCTGCCCGCTATCGAGCTATCCGTCGTGGTCGATCTACTGGAAAAAAAAGCACGTCCTAGTCACTGACCTGGAAGTCACGCGGTGCGGCACCATTCCCGCCGCAGTGACGTTCACCGTGTGGCTCTACTTTGACGGGCTCATCAACGACACGCTGACCGGCAACGAAATAAACGGCGTCCCGATCAACGGGTTCGCCATGGCCGTGCGGTCGTGGACCGTCACGATCCGAGGCAATCAGCCGCCCACGGTCACGCTCAACGGCGGCGGCTACTCGCCATGCAGCACCACGGGCGCCCTGCCTTTTTGCAACGACGCCGTTCCCCAGTTCGCAGCAATCCACGGCCAATGATTCGCGTCACGCTCAAAACCGCCGCGTCGCTCGGCCGCTCGCAGTCCGCGAGCGCTGCCGCCGTGGCCGGATTGCTGCGGCACGCCGGCGGCGCGTGGTGGATGCTCGACCCCTCGGCGGTGCTCGCGCTGCCAAAGTGCTCCGACCTGCCGGCGGAAGAGCAATACGCCCTGGAGTTGGCGGCCGCGGCCGCCGCGCTGCCGCAAGCGGCACGCCCATGCCAGCCGGGTCTCGGTGACATGCTGGCCTATGGCCTAACGGCGCTCGGCGTCACGCCGGCCCGCGTCGAGGAAGTCATCGGCGGCCCGTGCGGATGCTACCAGCGGCAAGACGCGATCAACGAGTGGGGGCGATCGACTCTGGGGATCGGGACCGACGACACACCCGCGGCCACGGACGGCCGCACACCAACGCCAGGAGGGCCGGATGACACGCAAAGGTGAACTAGGCGGCGACGACATCACGGCCATAGCGCGGCAGCTGGCAGCGACGCACCCCGACGCGCCGGTCAAGACGCTCGCGCGGCGGCTGGTGAAAGAGTGCAACGGCGCCATCACGCTGACGGCGGCCGAGCGCCGTATCGGAAGGCAGTTCGGCCGGTCTGGCGAGCGCAGCCGAAACCAGATGGCCGCCACCGCCGTCGCCGTGCGACCCGCGCGCAGCAGCGGGTGGTCGCCCGAAATGCCGCCGAGCAAGGCGGACCGCTGGGAACCCTACCGGCTCGAGGCCACCGGGGTCGTGGGGGTGCTGTCCGACATCCACGTCCCCTATCACGACGAAGTCGCCCTCCGGGCCGCGGTCGACCAGCTGCGGGGCGACCGGATCGACGCGCTCGTGCTCAACGGCGACATCGCCGACTTCTATTCAATCAGCCGATACACGCGAAACCCCAAAAAACGCAACTTCCGCGGCGAAGTCGAGGCGGTGCGCGACATGCTCGCGTGGATCCGCCGGCAGTTCCGCAACATACCCATCGTGCTCAAAGCCGGAAATCATGAAGAGCGTTGGAACGTGTGGCTTTGGAACCACGCCCCGGAAATCAGCGACGACCCGCGCACGAGCCTCGACCAATGGCTCGGCATGGACGACCACGGCATCAAGTACGTCGACGACCAGCGGCCGATCATGGCCGGCGAGCTGCCGATCCTCCACGGCCATGAAAAGGGCAAGGGCATCACGGCCCCGGTGAATCAGGCCCGGGGCGCGTTCCTGCGACTCCACCACACCGTGCTCGAGGGCCACGGCCACCGGACAAGCGCACACTGCGAGCCGGATATGTTCGGCCGGGAGGTGTTTTGCTGGAGCACCGGGTGCCTTTGCGACCTGCGGCCGGAGTACGCCCGACTCAACAAGTTCAACCACGGATTTGCCAGTGTCCGCGTCCAAGCCGACGGGCAGTTCGACGTGTCCAACTTCCGTATCGCCAACGGAAAGGTTCGATCATCATGAGCGCCCCTGCCGTGACGCGCCCGTGGGTCTACATCGCCAGCCCCTACACGAAGGGCGACGCCGCGATCAACACGCGGTTCCAGATGCGGATGTGGGACGTGCTGTTCGACCTAGGCGTGGTGCCAATCGCTCCGCTCTGGAGCCACTTTCAGCACCTGCACAACCCCCGGCCATACGGCGATTGGGTGGCCTACGATAACGAAATCATCGCGCGGTGCGACGCTTGCCTGCGAATGACGGCGACCGAGGAAGCCACCGGCTACCGGCAGCACGAATCATCGGGCGCGGATGCCGAAGTGAGACTGTTCGAGGCGATGGGGAAACCCGTGTTTCACGACTTCTACTCGCTGAAGTGTTGGATCGACGCCCTCGCGGAGTCGTGCGCATGAAAATCATCGGGTTCGCGGGCCGGATCGGATCGGGCAAAACGCTTGCGGCGTCCATGATCCCGGACGCCCACTGCCTGCAATGGGCCGACCCCATCTATCGCGGGCTCGCCGCGATGCTGTCGATCCCGGACGAAGTGCTCCGCGACCGGGCGCAAAAAGAGCGGTTCCTCGACGTGGGCGGCCTGGACGTGGTGCCGCGCGACCTGCTGCGGACGCTCGGAACCGAGTGGGGCCGCGCGCTCGTCCACCCGGACATCTGGGTCATGCTGACGATGGCCCGGATCGACAGACTCGCCGACGCTATCGGCGCGGACGCGTTCGCCGTCTGCGGGACACGATTCCCGAACGAGGTGCAGGCGATCCGCGCGCGTGGCGGCGAAGTCTGGTGGGTCGACCGCCCCGGCGTCGCAGTCGGCACGCACTCGAGCGACTTCCAGATCGGCCCGGACGACTGCGACGACATCATCCGAAACACGGGCACGGTAGGCCAGCTGCGGCACCGCGTGCTCGGAGCGTGGGCAGCGTACTCCGGGAGGGCAGCATGTCGGGCTTCCTGATCGCGGTCACGGGCGTCATCTACGCTTACGTTTCGATGGATCTGGCCTACCACGGCAAGCCGGGTTTGGCCATCGCCTACGCCGGGTACGCGTTCGCAAATATCGGCCTCTATCTCGCCGCCACGAGGTGACCCATGGTCGATGGACTGACGCCCGACGCCGCCGCCTACGTCGTCGCCGCCATGGCGGAGATGCACGCGGCCGGCGTGAAGGTCACGCTCGCAGACGAGGACGGAGTCGGCTCCGGCGTCAACCTCGGGGGCTACTTCGACGAGGAGGGGCCTACCTTCTTTGTCGCAAAGACCGTATCGCCGCAGGTCTGGCTCTCGGTGTTCATTCACGAACACCAGCACTACCGGCAGTGGAGGGCCAACTCCCCGACCTGGACGGCACGCCTCGAGGGCGACCGCTGCGCCTGGTATCTCTTCGACGCGTGGCTACAAGGGGTCGTCGAGATGACCCCGCAACAACGCGACGACGCGATCCGGGTCATCCTGGAGTGTGAGCGGGAATGCGAGACGATGGTCCTGGCGGAGCTCGCGGCCCGGCCGGGGCTCGGGCTCACGCTCGACTGGTACCACCGGGCGGCGAACGTCTACCTCGCGTGGTACGGGGTCTGCCGGCTGACGCGGCAGTGGTACCAGCGCTCCCCCTACGCCGACGACGAGCTCGTCTCCCTGATGCCGGCGGACCGGCTGCTGACGGTCGACGAAGCGATCCGGCCGACGCCGGCCGTGCTCGGGGCCATCGCGGCTAAGGTGTTCGCGGATGTGGCATGACGACGGTAGCTCATCACGCCGCCGGCTTTTCCGGGGGGTGGTCGTCGGGCCGGATCCGCGGCAAAAGTTCCCACGGCTTCGGCTGGCGGGCTCCGGTGATCCGGGGGTCCAGGTAGCTCTCCCGCGTGATCGAGTCTGAGGAATGCCCCAGATACGCCGTGGCGTCGCCCCCGGCGGCATCCAAGTGGCTCGCCGTGCTCTTCCGAAGGACGTGGAACTGGACATCCCGGCCCTCGCCAAGCCCGGCCCGGCGTGTCAACGTCTTCCACCGCTTGCGAAGGGCGGTCATCGTGGCGCCCCAAAAAAACACCCGCTCGGCCCGATGGTGCCGGAGCATGTCGTCGACCATGTCGCAGACCCACGGCGGCAGTTCGTAGGCGCGTTCCTGCCGCTTCCCCTTGCGGGTGTGCGGCGGAACAATCAGCCACGGCCGCCTCCAGTTGTCGCGGGTGATCGCCAGCGTGGCCGTGATCCGCTCGCCGCTGTAGAAGAGCACCGCAATAAGCGTCGGAAAAAACAGCTTCGCCGGCACCGGACCGACCCATCCCGTGCTGCACTCCGCGACCGCAAACAGCCGCGACAACTCCGATTCGGTCAACGCCCGCGGCGTCCGCTCGGGAACGACCTCCGCGCTGACGCATGGCCGGAGCCTAAGAATGCCGCGGGCCTGCGCCAGATTCCAGAGCGCAAGCAGCCCCGACCGCTCGCGGGCCACGGACTCCGGCGCGAGTTTTTCGCCGCGTTTGGCGAGGAACTGACTCACTCGCAGATCCTCAAAATCCTCGAGCACCGCCGGGCGGCCGAGCCACCGCGAAAACTGCGTGATCGCGTGCCGCAGCAGCCGGACCGACTCCGGGCTTCGGCCGCGAAGTTTGAGCGGGACGTAGATGTCCGAAAGAAACTGATCGAGCGTCATCGCGTGGCCTCCCTCGTGTGGGATATAGGTCACGCTTCCGTGCGGGGAATGCCCTTCCGTGCTGGGGTGTCGGTCGTGCCGGTTTTGCCGGTCGATCCGTCGGAGAATGGTTCGCTCCTACCCCCGCCACTTTCAACCGTTGCGATCCCCGTCGGGGACGGCAACGCAGAATGCCCGGGAAACCGGGGCTAGTCTGTAGGGAATGGAGCCCGCCATGCCAGCCCCGCGTGATCGACACCCAGGCGGACGGCCCCGGACGCGGGCGCCGTCGCCGCTGTTCGTTCGGATCGAATCCTTGGCACGGCGTAGGGGGCTTCGTCTCGATCAGCTAGCAGAAATCGCCGGCGTCGGCCGTGCAACGCTCTACCAGCTCAACGACCCAAAGGTGTCAACCGCCCGCGCGATCGCCGCCGCTCTCGGCGTGACGCTGGACCGTCTGACGCGAGACGAACCCGCCGCGAAGCCGCGCCGCCAACGGTCGGCGTGATATGCGGCGGATGATAACGTCGGCCACTCGCGTCACGCGGCCGTGCGACGCGGGATCGGCGGGGTGATGTGCGGCACGGTGTCTTAGATACCGCGATTATCCGGTTCAGGATAATCACTGGTTCT